AATTGCATTTAAAGACGATACAGTTGCAGTTAGATTTACACCACCTATTGCAAAAGTACCATTAACATTTAATGTAGAGTTGTTGAGTTGTAAAGGTGAGTCTGCATTATCACCTGACTGAATAGTCCTTAGAGTTGTAGTAATTCCTTCATTAGCTGAAGTCTTTACTTGCATTAATCGTTTATATGAATTTGATATTTCTTGTCCAGTTAAATCAGGCATCTGTGTTACTCACTAAGTTCCAAAATTGGGACGTTGCTTCCCAGTTAGTATTCTGATTTGCCCAAGTAGTCAAAGCTTCATTTTGAGTAGGTCTTGGGTTTCTAATCGTTTCATCATCTTTTACATTTGGTGCTTTATTTTGTGGATGATTATTTTCATCATAAGCACCATCAAAATCAGTAGGGCAAACTAATAAGCCATAAGAGTTTAACTTCATAACATTATGAGGATAAACAAATCCACATATATCACATACTGCTTTTGCTCTTTTACCTACTGCCATTATATTACACCCATCTTAGGTGTAATGTAAAGTGATGCACGTTCTTTATCTTCAGTCATTGCAAAGCCAAGTCTTTCTTCGTACTCAGCTTTTAAAAATCTTGCTCTTGCTTCAGTTATTCCTGGTCTTTTTAATGACATATAATATGCTAGACCAGTTGTTAATGCAGGTAAAAATCTTCTAGGCATATCTGCATTTTGTATTGCAGATTTATTTACGTCCTGCATATAATCAATCTTTTCAATTTTTAGTTTATCAGTATTAACATCTGATAATGACCATAGATGTAATTGTACATTATCACCAAATCTTTTAACTGCGTACTGTGAAGGTCTACCTGTTTGTCCTTTGTTAGGAACTTTTAAATATTCTTCATACGATATACGAGTCATTTCTAAATCTGTATTATCTCTATTAATAACAACTTGCATTACGTCACTTACATGACTACCTAAACTTACTTGAGATGTACTTGCAGCAATACTCACAATAGTTGTATTTGTTGTCCATAAACAAACACCTCTATTTTGCCAGTCATTTAAAATAAGATTAATTGAACGTCTAGCACTTCTAGGTTCTTCACCAAGAGTTACTTCACCACCAATCATCTCAGTAGCTTCCTGTATAACGTCACCTATTTCTAAATTAAAGTCATAAGTGCCTGACGTATTATTAGTTGCCATTTATCTAACCTCTCATTACTTTACCACCACCACGTAGTGCTTTACCCATACCTCTTAATTTACCACCTTTTTTTCTAGATAATGCTTGTCTCATTTTTTTAGCTTCACCTTTTGTAATAATACCTTCTTTAAGATATTGTTTTATCTTATTATTTTCTTTATTCATCTCATCCATTTGTGCTTTTAATCTTGGATTATTTTTAGTAGTCTGAAGATTTTGTTGTGTAGCTTTTTTTTGAAACTCTTTTTTATCTCCTATTTTAAGACCTTTAATTTTATTTTTAATCTTATTAATAAGTTGTTTTTTATTAAAAGGTATAGATTTACCTACAGCTTTATACGTATCTACTATAGTATCAATTTTATTCTGTAGTGTGTCAATTTTTTTAGCAATCTTAGTAGGAAAATCACTAAATTTACCAGATGTTGTTCTTTTATCTGCAGCTTGACCATAGCCTGATTGTTTAGTTTTTGATTTAAAAAATCTACCCACTATTTATATCCTTTACCAAATCCTCTTAATGCAGCTCCAGTACCCCTAGGTGCACCAACTCTACCACCAGATTGTAATTTTTTAACTTTACCACCAGATTTTCTTGATGTTAATGGTCTCATATAAGGTTCTTGATATACTTCAGCTCCACCAGTTTTACTTTTTTGAAATCTGTCTGCATCTTCAAGTTGTACATTTTTCATTCTAATATTTTTAGCATTAGCAGCTTTTCTTTTTACTATATCTGCGTTATAACCAGGTATATCTTCTATTTTATCTTTATGTTTAGATATACCTTTTAATATTTTTGTTAGTGTATCTCCTGTATATTTTTCTGCTAATTTTTTAGCTGGTTCAACCATAGCTTCAGCAACTATTCTAGGTATACCTTTTTTAACTTTAATTATCTTATTTAATTTATCTATAAGAGATTTTTCTTTTTTAGAAGTTTTTATTTTTTTTGCCATCTGTTTCTCCTTTCAATATTGATTAACCACGTCTGGCTTTTCCATAACCACGATAGCTACGAACTCTCCCACCCTTATTCATTTGAGGTAGACCTTTACCTGCATCAAATACAGGTGTATCACTAGAAGGTTTATCCATACGACCTGTTATTAGTGATTCTTCTAATTTACCTGTTTTAGGATTTTGTTTTATATCTTTAGGTTTAATTACTTTAAAACCACCAAGTGCTTTCATTGCTTCAGGGTCAGCTTTAAGTTTTGAAGGTCTATTTACCATAGTAACGTCACCATCTCTAGCTAAGATTCTATCTGAAGGGTCAAAGAGTGGTTCTCTTTTATTTTTCTTAGGTTTTCTTGTAGGTAGTTTTTTATATACTTTTTTAGCTATTTTTTTTAATTCTGTTACAGTTTTATTTGCATATTCAGGAATTGTTTTCATAAACTTAACAACTTCTTTTTGTTTACTTGCAGGTAATTTATCAAATGTTTTACCTACAATTCCTGGAAATTTTGTTTTTATTTTTTTTTCAGCCATTACTTTCTCCTTGTATTTAATGAACCACCCATATATTTATTTACAACTTTTTCAAGTTCTTCTTGTTTTCTATCTAATTCTCTTTCTTCAGCAGCAGTAAGAACTCCTGAACCATGTCTTGCTCTTTGTCTATCAGTTCCAGTTCTTCTTTTTTTTAAAACTTTTTTTTGTCTTTTTAATCTTTTTAATTTATTTTCAGGTTTATTATATTCTTCAAGTGCTTCTAACCCAGAATATATACCCATTCCTAATAAATTACTTCCTGTTGCAGTTTTTAAACCAAGTCTTGCAGCTTTACTTAATTTTTTACGAAAAGGATTTTTTTTTAAACTCTCAGGCATTTTTTTAGTTATGTCTAATTTTTTTATCTTATCTTTAGCTTTACTATATAAACTTTTTTTCTTTTTCTTTACACCAGGTTTCATTATCTGTTGTGGTATTGAACTTCTACTAATAACCATTAATTACTCCCATCTACTACTGTGTTATCTGCTCCTGCAGGACTTGCAGGTCTTGTCATATCGTCACGTCTAAATCTTCTGGCTCTGTTTCTTACAGTCTGTATTGAAGTTTGGTATCGTTGTTCAAACAATGGTACAATCTGAAAGTTCTTCATAAAGATATAAGACTCTACCATACAGGCATTAAACAATGCGTCATAACAAAACTGTGTAAAATAATTAGCAGGTGAAGCTGACGATAATGTTGTTGGTCTAGTTACATGTACTACTTCACCATTACTTGTTGATGAAGGTGTAGGTGCAATCATTATTGTTGTATTATCTTTATGGGCATAATATTTTGGTTCACCTGTTGAAGCTGACACTGACCAGTAATCTCTTAAATATTCATCAGTCTTTACTAGTATACTTGTCTTTGCTCCATTAATATCTACATTAAAATTCTTTACTATTCGTGTACCAGTTGGTAGTGTAACAATATTATTACCTTGTGATACTGCTACTGATGTATAAGTTACTAAACCATAATCATCTAATTCATCTGTTAATCTTTCTTCTGCCCTATTAACAATGTTAGGTATTTGGTCTAAGAACTCTTGAGCATTATTCTCAGTTGTATTTACTATCTCTGTTGTTAAAGTTGTAAAATCTGCCATCTAACATTTCCATCTTCTACGAGCTGCACATATTCTTTTCTTTGGAGTTTTCTTACAGCTTATATTATGCATTTTAGCTTGTCCTGCTGAACGAGCACAAAATGATTTTCTTCTCTTTGCTCTTTTTCCTGTAGGTTTTGATTCAGTTACTGCAGTCTTTAATTTAGAACCTGGGTTTGCTCTACGATAAGCAGCAACACCCTTCTTTGTCATACCTGCACCTTTGCTAGTGGGTAAAAAATTACCTGATTTTACACTAGTCTTAATTCCCATGCCTTTTGATTTTTTCTTTTTAGAATGTTTAGGCATTGTTATTATCCAAAATAAATTGTAGAAAATACACTTGCAGTTGTACTTACTACTACACCACTTTCAAATCGTACACCTTCATCTGCTAAGTAAGTATCTAAAGAACCATCTGCATTTATATTTATTTTAATTTTTGATTCACCTGTACTTGTAGCTGTACCATCTCTTAATTCAAA